CCTTCAGCGCAAAGGTACCCGGCACGCCCTCAGGCACGGTGTTGAACCACTCGATAATTTCAATCAGGTAGCCCAAGGGCTCGACCACCCGACGCAACGCGCCGATGGTCCCTTTGTGGGCATGGATGTAGTAAGAGGCCTTAATCGCGGTGCGCTTGGTCGCCTCAGTCCATCGATAGTCCCAGCGATCCACCGACCACGCCCACGCCAGATGCGGCAGCAAATGCACCGGGCAAGTATCCGCGTTGTAGAGGTCGCGCAGCGGGACAATCGTTTTCTCGAAAAACGTCGCCTCCATGGCCCGTTCCAGTTGCGTGCTGTTGATCGGCAGTAGGCTTTTCATGTCAGACCGCCAGAGTCACGGTGTAGCCCGTACAGAACGCCGCCTGAGCCTTGGTCGGGGCCAGATCCTGCCAGCCGACCAGGTCAACCCGGGAAACGCCGGCAACGTGCAACTGAGCATCTACGCCGGACCGTGCCACCTCAACACCCAGCCGCTTGCGCGGATTGATCCAGGCCGCCAATCGACTTTTCGCCTCGGCCAAACTGGCATCCGCTTCCGGGCCGGCGCTGGCCATGTGCAGAATCGCGTTAATTTGGTAGCGGATCACTTGCGCGCTCTGCACCGTCACACGATCCCCTAACGGCCGCACGTCGTCGTCATCCAGCGCGGTGGCCACCGCGGCCAGCAGCTCCGGCGGCGCCTCGCCTTCCCCCTCCAAACACAGCACCGTTACCGTAACGCAACACGGTGCCGGGCTTTCGGCCGTGGCATCCGCCACCAACCCCGAGGCGTTGCGAGCGTGCAGGATGTAGCTGTTACGCGGGCCGGCCGTGGTCAACCCTTCATAGGCCAACTGGATACGCTCGCGAAACGGGTCGTCGTCCTCCTTGACCTCCGGCACCGGCGGTGCCGCCAGCAGATCCTCGGCCTGAATGACCAGGCGCTTCAGATTGACGTTGGCCCCCAAGTGATCGAGGTCGCCCTTTATGGCGTGTGCCAGCAATACCGCTTTGCAGGCGTCATTCACTCGGGCACGGTTGCCGACCTTGATGTACGCGCCGACCTCCAGCACCTTAACCACCGGATCGCTTTCCAGCGCGGCGGTCCAGTTGCCGCCCATGTACCCGCGAAAGATGCCCAGCCCTTCCTGATAAACCTCTTCGAAGTCCAGAGGCTCCAATACAGTCGGCGCCGGCAGCGACGACAGATCCACGATACTCATACGGCTACCTCCAACGTGACGCCGTCGCCCAGGTACTCGCCGACAATCTTCAGGTTGATTTGCCCGCCAATAACGGAAATGACGCGCACCTGATCCAGTTTCAAACGCGGCTCAAAGCGCCCCAGGGCGCGGGCGACTTCAGCCTGTACGGCGCTTTTCCAGCCCTCGTTAACGGGCAAATCGACAAACCGCCGGAGCTTGCTGCCGTACTCCGGCCGATGCCGGCGGCTACCCAACGGCGTGCCCAAAATGTCTGGAACGGATTGCCGCAAGTGCGCGATGCCGGAAATGGGTTGGCCGGTGTGGCGATCCATTCCGATCATCTAAATCACTCCTTCGCGGGCTCAAATTCGGCGTTGCTTTTCAGGAACTTGACGGCGTCGATATCGGACACCAGAACCTCTACAAGCCCCTTGCTCACCGACAGGGTGCGGCTGGTTTCAGGGATGATCAGAGTGCGCGACGTATAGACCTTGTCGCGAAACTTCAGCGGCGCAGGGGTCGCCGACTCATCGGTGTCAGGCGTTGCGGTGGTCTTGGCCATGTCTTTTCTCCAGGCATAAAAAAGCCCGCACTCGGCGGGCTGTCGTGGGTTGAAATTAATGCGTGTGGTGGTTGCTGTTACCAGTGGCGTCGATGATCGCGCCGGCGCTGGTGATGCCCTTCGTAACGTGTAACGCGCCGTCGATCAGTACCGCCGCTTTCAGGCTGATGTTCGCGGCCGCTACCGTAACGGCGCGGTCGGTTACGACCGCTTCCGTGCTGCCGACTTTGATGGTCACCGTGCCGCTCGGTAGGCTGATGGTGTAGCTCTTGGCCTGCCAGTCGTAGATCAGCGAGCCGCCATCATCAAACCGCCAGACTTCCACATGGTCGCGATTATCCGGGGGTGGCCCGGCGTTGCCGTACAAGCCCGGGATAAACGTACCTTGTGCCACATCACCGCTGGCACTGATCAACGCCCCCTGCTCGTACATGGACGGCGCCCGCCAGTGCCTGGCCTTGCCGGCGGCGATGCTGTGCCAGCGCACCCAGGCGCTGACCCATTCGCCATCCGAGACGCGACACACCGGCGGGGACGCGACCAGATCAACCGCCACCACATAACAATCCTTCACCACCCCAGCGAGCATGCGGTCATGCTGGGCGTTGGCGTAGCTCATATATCCTCCGCCGGGACAAAGTCCTCTTTGACGTCATCGTTAAAGCCAAACAGCAGCATGCCCGGCGGCTGGTCAGGCCAAGGCCACTCTTCGGGGCCTAGGTAGACCTGCTGCGTCCATTCCACCAGCCAGACGGTGTAGCCATCCAACGCCGGCTGGGTCCAGTCCTGCTGAGCTTGTACGAACACGGCGGGTTCGACCGGTAACCCCCACGTCTGTGCGCGCAGCAACACGGCGAGCTGGGTCGCCAATTGCACGGCCTGCTGTTGATGGTGCGACTTGATCGGGTCGACGATGATGCGTGCCTCGAACTTGCACACCAACGTTGTTTCGCCCGTGCCAATGTCGGGACCTGGTTCGATCTCAGCCAGCTCCAGAAACACCGCAGGCAATGCAATGCGGTCTTGGATATTCGGCCAGGCGCTCACGGTCTTAACCCCCGGCAGGTGAGTCGCCAGGTGCTGCTCGACCGCCAAGTAAAGCTGGTCCAGGCTAAAAGGCTCATCAGTCATTAAGCGATCCTCTTGAGGTATTTCTGCAGCTCAAAGTTGAGTTCTTGCTTCAGGATCGCCAGCAAGATTTCATCGGCGCGTTTGATCCAACTGTCGAAGTGCGGCCGCGCCCGCTCCAGCGACACCTTGGCCTTGGCCAGAGGAAAACGGTTGCCGTTTTCCTCGACAAAACCCGAGCGGCGACGGCCCTGCTCCGTATCGGGATAGTCGTCCGCCGAGAACTGTTTGCTTGCGGTGCGAATCCAGATGTCGGGCCTGTTGCCGTACACCTTCTTGAGAAACGCGCCCTGGTAACGCCGTCCGGCCACCGACACGCCACTGCTGGTCTGACGTGCGCGACCGGTGCGACTGGCCTCAATGGCATTGAGACCAAACCAAAGCTTGCCGCGCATCGTGCCTCCGGTGACTGGATAAGCCCGCAGGCGTTGCCGAACCGCTGCGATAGCAATCCTCTCCTGCTGGCCCACCGCCCGAGCAATATGCGTACGCAGGCGCCCCAAGGTTTTGTTGATTGCCCGCCGCTGAGCAGCAGCTGCGGCTTTTGGCAGCAACTTAGCAAAGTCCTGAAACGCTTGGATGTGCACCGCTGACGGCTGGATGGTGAGCATCCCGCTGTTGCGTTTTTGCTCCGAATAGCTACCGACACTCATGGGCGTAACCTCAGAATCAAGGCGACCAGACCGTCACCGCTCGGCTCCAGCTGCAGCAGGTCGTAGTCACCGCCGCCATCCAAAGCAGGCAAGTCGACGCTGACCAGCAGGCCCTGTTCCAGGCCTTGCGAATCGCTGACGCGTATCTCGAACCGAGGCTCACGCAAGCCGGTGTTTAGCTTGCCGAGCTTCGGCTGCAACCAGGGCGCGGCAAACATGCCGAACACTGGTTCTTCGCGACCCTCAATCCGCGCGGTATCGCCCAGTGTTTCGAACACCACCGCGTCGACCTCGGCGACCAGGTCACGAAAGCCCACGGTCAGAGCTCCAGCAGGATCTGGGCACGCGGTCGGGTGCACAGGTGCAGCGGATTGGACTGGGCCTCACCGGCCATGCCTTTGTTGAACGGCAGCGGCTCGATCATGCTGTAGTACGGAATGCCCTGGGTGTTGACCGTTTCCATGTAGTCGGCCGGCGCAAACACCGAGATGTACAGATCCGGCACCCCCTCAGGGACCAGCAGCGCCTTGTCGTCGTGGACGAAAGACACACCGGCCACTTTGCCACGGTAGCGCTCCCAGACGATGCCACCGAACTCGAAGCTTTCGCGAGCGTCACCGCGAAGAGACGCGGCCTGCATGGTGTTGAGGTAAGTCTCTTTGACCGAGGGGTGAACGATCAGCTTGTTCCAGAAGTTTTTGCCGCAGAAAGCGCGGGAACCGGTGCTGGTAACGCTGCCGAGCGCGTCTTCTTGCATATCCAATGCTTCGCCGCATTTGACTCGCAGCTCAGTGTTCTTGCCGGCAAAATCCATGGACAGCTTCTGACGCTGCACACCGAAGCGGTCATACAGGTCCAGCAGCACCGTCTGGCCGTCCGCGTCGAGGATCAGACCGTTGAGCGCACCCATGCGCTGAAACTCGTG